CCATACCCCTACGAGTATGTCCTGTAGTTTGGGCGATTTTCTTTAACTGGTCAAAACGCTGGTCATCTACTGAAGGCAATTCAATCTTATGCCTTGCTTCTATTGACCTTCTTCTGTTATATACTGAGCGCTGACTAACGCCTATTTTTGTTGCCATTACAACGGCTGAACCACATTCTTTCCAGACTGCAATCCATTCTTCATCGCTTAAATGGTACATTGAATTCCCCTTAACAAGTAAAAGAACACTAACATACAATTATGGCATTTGCGAAAAAAGTTGATAAGAATCAAGTCTTTGTTGTGAAAACACTACGAGATTATGGGGCGCAAGTATTTCATTTGCATACACAAGGCGGTGGAATACCGGATTTAATGGTTTGCTATAACGACCAAACTATTTTACTTGAAGTCAAGGATGGAGAAGCCAAGAAGCTAACCCCTTTACAAATTAAGCTATTTGCTGGCTGGCAAGGTGGGCCATTACATAGGGTAAATTCATGCGAAGAAGCAATTAATGTATTAAAATTGTACGAAACGGAGTCTTTATGAATGAAACCAAAAATGTTGCTATGTTTGCCGCTACTTTATTGCATAGCAGCACTAATACTCATTTCTTTCATTGGTCAACAGATTCTTACTCAAAGCATAAAGCATTGGGCAACTTTTACGATGAAATCATTGAACTCATAGATGACTATGTAGAAGCCTATATGGGTTGTTACGAACAGATTAAAGTATTTCCTAGCGTATATCACCAGCCCAAAGAACCATTGCAATACCTTGAATCATTAAAGAATTTTGTAAAAGAAGCTAATAATGATTTGCCCAAAGAACAAGAATTGGTTAATATTGTTGCAGAAATACAACAGTTAATAGATTCAACCATTTACAAACTCAAATACCTCAAGTAAGGAAGCATCATGCCAATGGACAAATCAGGCTCGGCTCAATCAGTCGGCAAAAACTATAAGACAGAAGTTGCCGCAGGAAAGCCTAAGAAGCAAGCCCTGGCGATTGCATTGTCCGAACAACGCACCCATGCTAGAGGTAAAGTAAAGTCTAAGCTAGAAGCTGCTTATGCTAAACACATGGCAGGCGCAGAAGAAAAAGGCGAAACCAAAAAAGAGTCTAAAAAGACTGAAAAAGGTGAGATGTAATGTTTAACCTACCATCCGTAGTCGGCAAAAAAGACAAACGCAAACAAGAAGAGAATGTTGGTAGCGATAAAGACATTCTGAATAAGAAAATTAACGATAGACTAAAGCGTAAAGAAAAGTTAGCTAAAGCTATGAACAAGCTACATGACGCTGACATTGGCTGATTATGGCTACGCTTGCTGATGCGTTAAAAGGATATATTCCTCCAACGGAGTCAACCCTTGCTGACCCTATAACAGAGCATTTTCGTACATTACCCCAGCAATTAGCTGAAAAGCAGCAAGCTATGGATAAAACTATAGCTAGTATGTATAAAACAGATATGGCTACAGGTCAGCCTAATCCTAATTATCGCCCAGAAGCAATGCAAGAATTTACTCAGTTAATGCCCAATATGATGGGTAGCATTGGTAAAGTTTTGCCACGAAAAGAAGTAATTGCTCAAGAATTAGAAAAAGTGTTAACTCCTGGTGAATATAGAGGCTCACACACAGCCCCCAATGCAAAAGAATATGGTGGGACATTAGATGCGTTACATCAAATTATGCCAGCCGATGTATATACCCAACAAGGTAAAAGACTATATGGTATTAATGACCCAACTATAGACCATGAATGGTATATGGCTGCGTTGAAATCAAAAGGCAAGCCTGAAAATATAGTTGAAGTACATCGTGCAGTACCTAAAGGCGTTAAAGATATTAATAGTGGTGATTGGGTAACAACCAGTAAAAAGTATGCAACTATGCACGGAGATAGCGCTTTGAATGGTGAATATGACCTTTTATCTAAAAAAGTAAAAGCAAATACACTTTCATCAGAGGGTTATCCTTATGAATTTGGTTACCACGAATAAGTGATATACTAAATACCTAATAAAATCAAACACTTGAGATTATATGGACAAAAAAGTAGCGAAAAATAGCGAACACCCTAATTTAAATGTGGGTAGAAAGCCAGGAGTGCCTAATAAAAGCACTACGATGGCTCGTGAAGCGATTGCCAAGTTTGTTGATGGTAACACCCACAAAATGCAAGAATGGCTACAAAGCGTTGCTGAAGGCATACAAAACGATGAAGGTAAATACATAGTTGCGCCAAACCCTGAGAAGGCTTTTGGTATGCTTCAGACTGTCATGGAATACCATGTACCTAAACTAGCTAGGACTGAAGTAGTAGGTGACGAGAAAGCCCCACAACGCATGGTGGTGTCTTGGAAGAAATAGAGATTGAACTAGACTATAAGCCTAGGGATGTATTTGAAGACTTCCACAATAGAGAACAGCGTTGGGCAGTCATAGTCGCACATAGACGCTGCGGTAAGACTGTTAGCTGCATTAATGAATTAATCTATAAGGCACTAATAGAGGGCAAAGAAGATGGTCGCTACGCTTATGTTGCACCATATTACAGCCAAGCAAAGAATATCGCTTGGGACTACCTATTAAGATTTAGTAAGCCTGTAATGGCTAAAGCTAATCAATCAGAATTATGGGTGGAACTAATAAATGGCGCAAGGATTAGGTTGTTTGGTGCTGATAATGCTGACTCTCTCCGTGGTCTATACCTTGATGGGATTGTCCTAGATGAGTATGCAGATATGCGCCCTCGTATTTGGGGCGAGATTATTCGGCCTTTGTTGGCAGACAGACTCGGTTGGGCAGTTTTCATTGGTACGCCCAAGGGTCATAATGCCTTCTGGGACATTTATTCCGCAGCCACCAACTCCCATGATTGGTATGCCAAAACCTTAAGGGCTAGTAATACAGGGTTAATACCACAATCTGAGTTAGACGATGCTGCTAAGTCTATGACTCAAGACCAATATCTCCAAGAGTTTGAGTGCGATTTTGAATCCGCAATCCTAGGGGCATATTACGGCAAGGAGATGCGCCAGCTTACCGACCAAGGCAGAATCATTGATATTGCTTATGACCCTATGTTTCCTGTGCATACAGCATGGGACTTAGGCTATAGCGATGACACAGCTATATGGTGGTTTCAAGTAGTGCATGGCGAGATTCGTATGCTTGACTATCATTCAAGTAATGGTCAACCAGTCGCTTTCTATGCTGGAATTATTCAGTCAAGAGAAGCAGAAAGAGGCTATGTGTATGGTACACATTATTTACCCCATGATGCTCGTGCAAAGACTTTAGCGTCAAATAGAAGCATAATTGAGCAACTTTCAGACAAAATTGCGTTAAAATCAATGAAAATTGTACCAATGTTGTCATTGCAAGATGGAATACAAGCTACACGACTAGCATTAACTAGGGCTTGGTTTGACCATAAATGCGAGGATGGCATTGAATGTTTAAGGCAGTATCAGCGTGAGTACGATGAAGATAAGAAGGTCTTTAGGGATAAACCTAGACATGATTGGACTTCTCATGGTGCAGACGCATTTAGGATGTTAAGTATTGCCTGGAAAGAAGAAGCTAAGTTACCCTCGAAAGATGACTCGATTAGAGGTGTATTTGTAGGCAAAACAGATGTAACTTTAAAAGAATTGTGGTCACAGCAACAAACTGTTACCAACAGGAGAATTTAATGCAAAAAGAAGATAGCAAACACTCATACGAGTCTTGGTACAAATGTATCATGGGTTACGAAAGAAGCTATAAGCGTTGGGAAGCTAGAGTAGACCGCATAGTAAAGAAGTATAAGGATGACAGTCGCTATGACCGCAATCCTAATGCTAGGTTTAATATCCTATGGTCAAATGTCCAAACAATTCAACCTGCTATTTTTGCTAGACTCCCTAGACCTGATGTAAGCCGTAGATTTAGGGATAATGACCCTATAGGCAGAGTCGCTTCTATGATGCTTGAAAGAGCCTTAGAGTTTGAGATTGAACACTATGGTGACTACAAGTCAGCCATGAATAACGCTGTATTAGACCGATTATTAGGTGGTCGTGGTGTAGCTTGGGTGCGTTATGAGCCGCATATTGTAGGCGAAGAAGATGGCGAGCCTGATGACGGACTAGAAGTAACTGAAGATTCTGACGAAGCTGAAACTGAAGGTGCAGTAGAGAATGAATCACAAGAGCGCATTGAATACGAATGCTGCCCAGTAGATTATGTGCATTGGCGTGATTTTGGTCACACAATCGCTAGGACTTGGGAAGAAGTCACCGCAGTATGGCGCAGAGTCTATATGTCTCGCCCTGCTTTGGTTGAAAGATTTGGCGAAGAAATGGGTCATAAAATCCCATTGGATACCAAGCCTGATGACTTAAAACAATCTTACAAGTCAGATGACGGAGTATATGAAGCGGTGATATACGAAGTCTGGGATAAAGAAACAGGTAAAGTCTTATGGATTAGCAAATCACTCGGCAAGATTGTCGATGAGCGTGATGACCCATTAGGATTAGAAAACTTTTGGCCTTGTCCTAAGCCACTTTACGCTACTCTTACTACAGACTCGCTAGAGCCTATTCCTGACTTTACTATCTACCAAGACCAAGCTAGAGAGTTAGACACGCTATGTGACCGCATTGATGGCTTGATTAACGCTCTTAAAGTGCGTGGTGTATACGATGCTTCAGCAAGTGAGCTACAACGCTTATTTTCTGAAGGTGAAAATAACACGATGATTCCAGTAGCTAACTGGATGGCATTTGCTGAAAAGCAAGGTATGAAAGGTGCTATTGACTTAGTAGACTTAGCCCCATTCTCGACTGCTTTAATGGCTTGTTATCAAGCAATGGAACAAGTTAAGAATCAAATCTACGAGTTAATGGGTATTTCTGACATTCAAAGAGGTCAATCAGACCCTAATGACACGCTTGGCGCACAGATTATCAAGTCAAATAACGCTGCTGGTCGTCTAAAGACTCAGCAACACGCAGTCGTAGACTTTGCAACATCTCTGTTGTCTATTAAAGCGCAGATTATCTGCAATCATTTTACTGATGACACGCTGGTTAAGATTTCCGGTGCTATGCAGTTATCTGATGAAGATAAACAACTGATTCCGCAAGCTATTGAGTTACTGAGAAACGAAGCCAGCAAGAACTTCCGCATAGAAGTTACTTCTGATTCAATGATTTACCAAGATGAACAGCAAGAAAAAGCCGATAGAATGGCTTTCTTAGCTGCTGTCGGTGGATTTATGCAACAAGCAGTACCAATGGTACAAAACGCACCTGAATTAGCACCTATGGCGCTTGAAATGCTGAAATTTGGTGTTACTGCGTTTAAAGCAGGCAAGCAATTAGAGGGCATTATTGACGAAACTGCTGATAAATTGCGTGTAACTGCACAAAAATCACAAGGCCAACCTAAACCTCCTCCTCCTGAGATTCAGAAGGCGCAAATGGACAACCAATCGAAGATGCAACAGATTCAGATGCAAGCCCAGGTTGAACAAGCTAAGTTACAAGGTCAAATGCAGCTTGAAAAAGCTAAACAAGAGTACCAAGCCCAAGAGAATCAGCTTAAATTCCAGTTAGAACAGCAACGAAATCAAGCAGATAGGGATATGGAACTCAAAGTAGCCCAAATGAAAATGATGACTGAGAGAAACACTCAAGTCTTGTTAGCTCACATCAACAATGGCGCAAAAATTGAAGTTGCTAGAATTGGCGCACAAGATGACGATGGCGCACAGGCTTATTTAACTGAAGAAGAATATGTCAAAGCGCAAGAACATCCTATGCAACCTATTGCTAACGCTATTGGTCAAGGAAATAACCAAATGGCACAAGCTATTGCTGCTTTAGTAGATACAATCAACCAACAGCACAACAGACCTAAAACTGTATTGCGTGACGAAAACGGCAAAATTGTAGGAGTACATTAATGACTATTACAGTCACCCATAGTAAGGTTTCGGCAATACCTGACGGAACAGACACATCTGTTGTACGCCCTAGTGATTGGAACGCTACTCATACTTTAGTCGGCGTTGGTACTGCCGCTTCTTTAGATGCTGGTGTTGCTAATGGAGTAGCTACACTTGACTCTGGTGGGCAAGTACCACTTTCTCAACTTCCACCACTAGGTGATTTAAACTATCAAGGTGCTTGGAATGCAAACACAAATAGCCCTACACTTACATCCTCAACTGGAACTAAGGGTTATTACTATGTTGTAAGCGTTGCAGGCACAACTAATTTAAACGGTATTACTGACTGGCAAATCGGTGACTGGGCTGTATTTAACGGCTCTGTATGGCAGAAGATAGACAATACTGACGCTGTAACAAGCGTAAACGGATATACAGGCACAGTCGTATTAACTGCCGCAGATGTAAGCGCAGTACCCTATACAGGTGCTACAGGCGCAGTCGATTTAAACGCTAAGACATTGGTTAATGTTTCTAATCTTGGAGTTAATACAAATACTGTACCGACTATTAAAATTAGAGCAGTCGGAGATAACAACTCAACTTCTCGCATTGCTATGCGTGGCTATTCTAGTGACGCTAATAGCTCGGCTATTCGTGTAAGTAAGTTTAGGGGTACTGTTGCCGCACCACAAGCACCTATTAGCGGTGATAGTCTAGGTAAGTTTGAATTAGCAGGTTATGGCACGACTTCAGCAGATGCCTACCCACAAGTATCATTAGAAGGCGTAACAACAGAGGTATGGGGTGCTACTGCTAGGGGTGCAAAGGCTGTAGTTAAAGTTACGCCAAATACTACGATTACTCAAGTTACCGCTTTAACAATAGACCAAGATAAATCAGCTACTTTTGCTGGTTCTGTATCTGCTACTTCATTTAGTGGCTCAGGTTCAGGACTTACAGGTGTCGTTACTAGCGTAACTGGTACTGCACCAGTAGTGTCTAGCGGTGGTGCTACCCCTGCAATCAGTATGGCGGCCGCTAATACCACCACAAATGGCTACCTTACAAGCACCGACTGGAATACCTTTAATAGCAAAGGTTCAGGTTCTGTAACTTCAGTAGCTACAAAAGGAACAGTCAATGGATTGACTTTAACTGGTGGCCCAATAACGACTACAGGAACAGTCACTTTAGGTGGTACTTTAGACCTTTCTAGCCCACCGACAATAGGAAATACAGCACCTAACACGGGTAAATTTACTACTTTAGAATCAACTGGCACAGCTACTTTAGCTTCTGCTTCTACTACTTATGTAACCATTACTGGTGATGCTAGTTACCCAATGATTAAGGCTACTGGTGGTACAAATACCCCATTAGTGTTATCCCCATTAGGAACAGGTGCATTACAAGCACAAAAGACTGATTCAACAGCAACAGGTGGTAATGCTAGGGGTGCTAATGCTGTTGATTGGCAGACTACAAGGTCATCAGCCTCACAAGTAGCTTCTAGTGCTTATTCAACTATTGGTGGTGGACAAAATATTACATCTAGTTCTACAAATTCTACTGTTTCGGGTGGCAGAGGAAATTCCGTAGCCGCTTCAGAATCTACTATTGCTGGAGGGGCATTAAACAGCATATCAAGCTCTGGTTCTGATTCAGTTATTGCTGGAGGATATTCAAATCTTGTTGGCGGGACATTTTCTTCAATTGTTGGTGGTTGGTCTAATACTGCTAACGGATATTACAATTTTATTGGTGGCGGTTTTGCTAATTCTGGAACAAGTGGAAGTGCTGTAACAACCCAAGCAGCCGCAACCAATGGTGTTACAAGCGGTTCTACTGCCGTAACATTGGCAGCATCAAATGCCGCAATTAAAGTCGGTCAATTAATTACTGGCACAGGTATTGTTGGCGGAACTTATGTAGCCGCTATCTCTGGCACTTCCTTAACACTGTCTCAAAACGCTAACGCTACAGGAACACCTACCCTATCTTTCTACACTCCTCATGGAGTAGTAGTAGGAGGAGGAAACAACCAAGCTACTGGTAGTTATTCATTTATCGGTGGTGGTGGTGATGCTGGTACTGCTGCTAATAGGAATGTGGCTAGTGGTGATTGGAGTGCGGTAGGTGGAGGTCAAAAAAATGTGGCATCAGGAATAGGCTCAACTATTGCTGGTGGTGGTACATTTAATGGTGCTGGTCAAGGAAATACTGCAAGCGGTTTGGGTTCATTTGTTGCTGGTGGTTGGGGCAACACAGCTAGTGGTACAGGCGCAGCATTAATTGGGATTGGAAATACATCAAATGGTTCTTACTCAACAGCTATTGGTTTAAATGCTACGACAAGAGGCATAAGTGGAATAATATCTTCTTCTCCTTGCACAACGCCTATTGGTGTTTTGGGAGTTTCTCAATCCTCATTATTAGTTCTTGCTAAACAAACCACAGACGCAACAGCCACAATTCTCACCTCTGATGGCGCAGCCGCAGGAACAACAAACCAAGTAATACTACCTAATAACTCTGCTTATTACTTTAAAGTCAGCGTTATTGCCAATGTGACAGGTGGTGGAAACACAAAGGCATGGACACTAGAAGGTGCTATTAAGCGTGGTTCAGGAGTAGGAACAACAGCTATAGTGGGGTCAGTTACGACTAATATCGTAGCGGCTGACGCTGGAGCATCAACTTGGACAGTAACCGCCACAGCAGATACGACTAATGGTGGTTTAGCTATTACCTTTACAGGACAGGCTAGTACTACAATTAGAACTGTAGCTCGTGTGGATACAACCGAAGTAACATTTTAACTAGGAGAAATACTATGGCATTACGATTATCTGTTCAAACACAATTTGGCGCACCAGCACCTGACGCTTATGCACGAATTACTAACTTTTTTGGTACAAAAGACCAAATCCAAGTTCAAGTAGCTATCTACTACAACGAAGATGCTCGCCATCAAAACATGAGTACAGTCAAAGAAAACGCACATTACATTGCCCTTGAGGACTTAAAAGGCGATTTAATACCTGCTATCTATGAGGTCTTAAAGACTTTTACCCAGTACGAAGGCGCAGAGGACTGCTAAATGGCAATGAACCTTGACCAATCGGCAGATAAAATTACCCCATCTACAGGTACTTTAAGTATTCCAGCATCAATAGCTATAACAGTTGGAAGTATTAATGGAACAATAGGTGGGGTAACTCCTGCTGCAATTACTGCTACAACAGTAACAGCTACATCAGGTATAGCTGGCGGCACATTCTAATGTTTCAAACTGCTTTCCAAGTTAATGCGTTTCAGAATGACGCATTTCAGATTGTTATTACCCCTACCAATTTAAAGAATGGTGGGGATGATGCGCTTTGGACAAGAGAAGAGTTAAAACGACTTAAAGGTATTCAAAAGAAACTGCGCCTGGCAGAAGCTAAACGCATTGCAGCATTAAAAGCTGACCAAAAAGCAAGAAAACAAACTATTACAGATTTAGTTAACCCTAAACCTGTTGCAAAGACACAACAAAGTAATATACAATCCAATCAAGAAGTTAGCGTTGATA